GCAAGCCATCAGTATCCAAGTCAAAGGTAATCTCTTTTACCTTCTCTTGGCCCTTCTGGATAAGGATGGTGCTGTTGCCAGCCCGTAGCGGTCTTACCTCTGAACAGCCGAATGTGGTCTCACGCAACACGTTCACATTTGTTGGTGTAACTGGTGTAGCACCTGTGCCACCAGACAATGTAAATTCTGCGCTAGTGGTAAGAATCTGTAAGAATCTAGCTGGCAATAAATGCCGGATGACATTCACCTTGTCTGATGCAATTGTCAGGTTCACCGCATCATCATCGTTTGTGCCAGGTGTCTGGTTCTCAAAGTCTGCGCTAACTGAACCAAATATCGTCTGCGGCTTACCTGTAGTCCCAGCAAAATACAAACGCTGTTCATAGAAGCCAACAGCTTTTGGGTAGCCTTGGTCGCCGCCAAATGCACCTAGTGACCATTTCTTTGTAGCGTTACCCGAACCTACAACGTGGTCAGGCAAGTTGCTATTCCCAAATGAATCTTCTTTTACTGTAGCTGTAACTGTTGTTGAATTTGTGAAAGCAGTTATTTCAACGTAACCTGTACCATCATGGTCATACCGCCAATCAATAGCACCATATGTCTCTGTGCCTTCTAGGTGTACTGGCGGGGTGTTGCCCGATGTCTGTGTAGAACCTGTAACCTGAGTATACACATGTCCGTTATAACGTACGGTCACACCATTGGCGTAGCTAGTGCTTGCCGCCCACTCATCATGTTCAATCTCAAGCACCTCACGGAACCTGATATAACGCCCAACATCATCTGCGGTGAATAATGCTGCTGATGCTGTGATGGTTACGCTACCTGTCTGCGCAGAGGCGTATAAGGTTGTAGATGTGTCGTTTTCGTCTAGGTAAGGGCCATCAACAAAGTCGATGTCAGCCAGCGTAAAACTGGTAGCTGTTGTGCGTGTCAGTTTGGCTGGTGCATGGTCTTTGTGCGCTAGGTACAAAACATCAGCAGACTGCGCGTGGTTAATCTCAAAGATGTCTGTCACTGAATATGTGGTAGTAACCTCAACAATCTTTGCCGCTGTCCCGCCGCTTGTGTATGCTTCAAAGCCTGTGCTGTCTATGCCAGATAACTCAAATGTATTAGCCGTTGTATTAGCTACAGTAAATTCACGATTATTCAACTGCGTCATGCCAGCAACACCAGATACGAATATTCTGTCGCCGTTTGTGAACGTATGTGAAGTGATGGTCACTACAGCAGGGTTAGCTTGTGTAACCGCTGTGATATTTTGTGAAGTCTCTGTAAGCAGCCCACCGTCTTTATAGAAGCGAATGTAGTTAGCACCGAACTCAAGCACATATGCCTGTTCGTCGCTGAACTCAAAGTCCATTAGCCTGACCTTGCCACCGTCCTTAGACCGCCCAGCAAAGTATGTGCCTGGTCTGCGTGTAACACCACCAGACGGGAACACAACCATGTTGTTTACTGTCTGCGCCGCCTCGTTGTATTTCTGTAAATCAATACGGCCTTCTAGCTTTGGGGATATTTCACCAGTACGGAAATTGGTGATAATGCTGGATACACGGGCCATGTTTAGAACCTGATGTTAGTGTATGTGTCTGCTTGTGGCTGTTCTGGATAGCCTTCCATAGCATCAATAGACTTAGCCTCTCTTAGTCTTTGTTCGTACTGTGCGTTCATAGTTTGTGCGACAGTGCCGCTGCCTGTGATTGCATATGCAGTCTCAGCCGCCAGGCGATGTGCTATGGCTGATGAAAGCAGTGAGTCATATTGTTCCGTATCTTCAACACGTCCGATATAAACAATCCGGCATGTACCCTCATTAGACAGTATCTTCCTGCCTTCAATCTTATACATCACATTGCTGTCATAAGCTGCGATGTCACTGTTTACGTTTGAATCAAAGAATGACAGAACTCTGAGGCAGAATGGTTCTGTTGGTAATGTGTACTGGTAGGTAAAGCCAAAGGCAGGTGCTGTTGCATCCCGCGCCAGTTCTTTGCGCGTTACAGCTATGTTCCAAGGATGTGCGCGTAGCACAGCATCACGCACTAATTCATAATTACGATTGCATAGTCTAGCTTCTTTGGAGTTCTGGGTCAGTGCCGTAATGGTTGCTGCACCTAGTAGGTCTAGAGCTTCATTACATATATCAACAACTGATGGCATGATTTACTAACCTTTCAACTCTTATCAGTACACCCAGACTTGCGTTGCTATCGCCACCTCTGAATTTACCGCGCTTTCTATACGCTTCCCTTGCAATCACTTTTAACTTCTCTGTAGGCAATAATACCACAGTTTCATCATCAAGTACGAACGCCCAGTGTGTTGCCAGTGTTGTAGCTATGCCACTAGGCTTGCCCCTACAAGAAAACTCCACAAACACATTCCCAGTTCGTGAAGCTACAAAATCCCTTTTCACCTCTATGGTGTTGTTACTTAATATGTCGCCTAGCCACCTCTCAGCTATTTGACCTACTTCTAAATCCCAACGGAAATCTCCGCACGGTTTCATCATATTGCCCTCCAGCATGATGAGTTATATGGGGGCGGTTTCCCGCCCCCACATTATTTAGTTTACGACGTATTCAATGATGAATGACATGTCGCCAGCAGTACCACCTGTTGCAGAAAATGTTGCTGCAATATAGTAGTATGCTTCGTCACCATTTGAATCGCCAGCCATCTCAAACAACTGCTGCCCGATGGTGTTGATGTCGGCTTCTTCATTACGCAGGTCAGTCATAGCTGCTTGGTCAGCAACCAGAGTGCCAAAGAAGTCTTCATCTTTCACTGCACCAGCAGTTGTGTAGATGCCAACATTGAATGTGCATGAACCACCCAGTGTGTCGCTACCAACCTTCAGTGAGGTGATAGAGGCATTTGCTGGAATTGGTGCAAACATAACAATGTCGTTATCTGTGCTGTCGCCAGCCGCCAATGCAATGGTTCCCTGTGCTACACGGAGTACACCGTGCAGATTGTGGGCAGCATTAGCAACCTGTGGAGTGGCTTCAAAGTTTTCTACGAGTGTAGAGTTTTTAGTAGTCATCTGTCACTCTCCCTTAAGCCGCTTCGTCACAGTCAATCTGGACAACTTTTTCTTCTTCCATACGAGTGGAACCGATTGACATGCAATAGTACACCTGAGTTGCATAGCCTTTGTCGCTACGCTCATCAATACGCGCCATTACGTCACGGCCCACTGCCAATGCAAGACCATCCTCTGCCCATGCAAAGCATGAACGGATGTTGCCAGACTTAGCGAGACGATTAGTTACGATGAAGTTGAAGCCCATGAACTGGTTTACTTCACCCTGAACAAGTGCCTTCACAGTGTTGAAGTCGCTTGAGGTGACGTTTGTGTCAGCCAAGAGTGCTTCAATCTGGTCAGGGCCACATGCGATGTAACGTGGGATAGATGGGTCAACATCTGCCAAGTCGAGAATCTTCTTGGCTTCACGCAACTTTGCAAGTGACATGTCAGCAGAACCGTCAGCAATTTGCTGGCCCGCTGGCAACGCTGTTGAGGTCGAACCAGTCTCACCAGTAAATGCTGTGCCGAGTGCTGAAGCGATGATTTCATCGTCCATTGCGCGGCCCATAGCTGCGGCAGCAGCTTGTGCATATGCTGATGTTGGGTCGATAAGCATGCGTACTTTGTCCTGGTCATCAATCAGGTCTGCATACTCATAGTCTACGAGTGACACCCGACGACGTGCGTGTGGGGTATCAATCTGTGGTGTGTCAGCATGGCGAGTTGTACGCTTCTGCGCAGTTGCCTTACCAACCTGGTCAAAGAAAGCATTTTTGCCAGTCATATTCTCTACGCGCACCGCATCACGCAGACGGGAACCCATCTGCTGCGATAGCATCTGCACGTTTGCAGAATACTGCTGGACAAATGCCGTGGTTACTTCTGTGGACATAGCGTCCTCCTTTTACACGGTTACATTTGAACTTTTCGGTGCGCTACCCTTTCGGACACTCCTGGTCTTTTCAGCCGACTTATGGCCCCCATCTTTCTGGTCGTCAGCAGGACGAGTTACCTCGCTACCCCGCATTACCCACTCATAGTAAACGTCTGCGAGTAGGTGTGGATTGAGTACGTCACGCTGGCTACCGAACTCGACAGCTAATCGTAGGCACTCAAGCCGAATATCTGTGACGGAAAGTTCATCATCCATGTAACTGTTCCATCAAATGTTGCATCCGTTCTACAGCCTTGTGTCTCGCAATCGGGTTTTTTCTATCCCAATAAGCATGAGACTTATCATTCATAATGGCATCAATCTCAGCTTGTGCTGTGGCTGGTGTCATTACATTTGACTGTGACATTTCTGCAACAGTGTCTTCACTGGTGACAGATTGCCTGAAATCAGCGATTTTTGCAAATGCTTTAATAAACTCAGCGTTATCGCCCAGCTTTGAACCATCTGCTAAAGTGATGTTAAACATCTCAGGGTCTGCAAATTCTTGCGCTACCTTTGCAGCCGCCTCAACCTTTTGGTCAAACGCACGGCCCCACTCACTACGCAATGATTCTACAGTCTGTTCCTTTGCAGCCTCTGCCAATTCAAGAGACTGTGCGCCAGACTGCTCAACGCTACTCTTGTAGTAATCAAGAATACCCTTGGCTTGGTCTGGTGAAAGGCGCAGTTTGTGTGCAATATCTGCGTAATCTGTGGCAACTTCCTCAGTAATTACGTTGCCATCGACTTCAATGTTGTAACCCTTTGGGTTTTCTGGTCTACCTAGACGGTCATAGATACGGTCTAGGTCTTCGTCTGTTGGGTTGACTGGCACTGCAATCTTGTCTGCACCAATCAATCTTTGCGCGTTCACATAGGAACGGGCTAGGTTTTCAACATCCTTAATAGGTGAAATGCTAGGATGTTCGCGTAGTTCCTCTGGTATCATGTTTAGAAACTCGTTACCAGACCCGCCTGATGCTACCTCAGATGGTGTCTCCATCATTGGTGCTGCCTCTGGCTGGGCTACCTGTTCGACTGCTTCTTCTGACATTTATTCCTCTTTCATCATGTTGTGGATATGAAGGATAACAGCACGTTTCCCTTCCTCAAATGCTGTGGCGTTTGCGTCGCCAGCAACATAGCTTGTGGCACGATAGTTACACCGCGCCTCTAGGTCAGCTAATACTTTAACTGAACTATCTGTGTTAAATGTTTGTCTGTAAAGGTCTTTTAGCTTTTCAATCTCAGGTGTCACTTACTAACCATCCTGGACGCTTGCGCTATTTGGGCTACATTCTGGACATCCTGCTGTTCTTGCATCATCTCCATCTGTGCCTGTTGTTGCGCTGCACGTTCCTCTCTAACCTGTTGAACCTCACGTTCCGACTTCAGTGCTGTCTTTGGAACGCCTAGTGCATCAGTCACATGCTTCACTAATCCGTCTGCATCACTGTGCTCGCCTACTGGGATTGTCTGTGATAGCGGCATCAGTATCTCAAGTGCCTTCATCGTGCTGTTCAGGCTGCTTGACTTCTGCGCACGGGCTAGTGGCGATACATATTCAATATCCACATCACGTCCCTGTAGGATTTCTGGTGGCGTTGGAAGCATATCACCACGCAACATCAACGCAAACACACGGTCAATCAAAGGCCGCAGCATCTCATTCATCAATCTACCCAGCACAGGGCCAATGACTCTCATGCGTTCTTCCTGCCTTTGGACAACCTCTGTGGCTGTCATGTTAGGCT